TTCAGCAGTATAACGTGCTGTGTAGCTTTCTTGAGCATCGTCATACGAAACAGCAGCACCTTCACCTTTGGTTGGGGCAGAGCCGAAACCTGTGAATAGTACTTCTTCTTCAAATGCACGATCTGAGTTTTCTACATCGAAGAGGACTTTGTGTTCATCATCCACTTCTCCATACTCCATACCGAATACAGCATTTAAGCCCGGCAGGAGTTCTTTACTAATACTAGCTCTATTAATAGCCATGATTAATTCCTCCTATTAAGCTGTTGATGCCGTAGCCGTTACATAACGGTCACGGTGAGTATTAAGATAAACTTCTACGATTGGATATGCATCCCCATCACCTTCGTCAGGGAATTGTGCTCTAGCAATACCTCGAACAGCAGCAACAGCTTCTGTACCAGATGCACCATCAAGATAGTAACTAGATTGTCCAGTTGTAGTACTTCCAGAGGATGCTGTAGAACTGACCGTTACATTATAGTTTTTAACGATCAACATCTCAGCAGCCGATAAAGTTAGTGAAGCCTGAATATAATAAGTTTGATCAGGATCACTGATTACGAAAAATTTAATATCCGTAGCACTTGTTCCACCGGGCCAATACCGGGAGAATTTCTGCTCACCATTTTCAACATATTGACAACCCATAAATACTCCAGAAGGTTTCAACGTAGCAGCAATATACGGAGATATTGTTGCAAAGTTTGCACCGGGAAGTACTACTGGATCACCAGTAAAAATACTATTAGTTGGTGTACCAGCTAGGCCAGTAGATGACCAAGCAATGATATCAGTTACAGCTTCATTGTTGTAACCACCACCAATTTTACGAGCAGGAGTAAAGCCACGAAATGCTTTAGTAGTAGACATATTACACTCCTATTGTTATTAAAGGTAGGCTAATTCTGAAAAGAAGGTTGCCGACCTTTAGTTGTTACCGATTTACTTGTATTAGAAATTGGCATACGAGAGTCAGAGCTTTTCATAAGCTGTGCATTAACTGCATCCATTTGATCATTAGCCTTCTTCTCATAGAATTTCTGTCTAGCCTTTACCTTTCCACTTGGCATTTTAGCCAAAGCTAAGTCCCCACGACAGACTGTTCCTTGGTATCGACCATCTTCCCTTACGAAGGATGTAACACCCATTTCAGGAACCTCATCAGGAGTTACGAAGACCCATCCCTCTTGTAGTCTTTTACCTACATTCGTGATGTCATCTTGACCTCTTACAGATATACGAATCCAACGGAGAGACATTTTCTCACCATCGAACCTTGCTTGTACCAATTCTGGTATTTCGAGGGCATCCGGCTCCTCAAAGGTCCATTCTTCTTCTCTTGTTTCAGTTTCCCTAGTTTCGTTACTACGTATTTGATTTCGTGTCATTAATTTTCTCCCACGTTTAAGTTATATTGGTATAGCTACCTTCAGCATCATCGACTTTGAGCTTTTCGGCAGCATATTGTTCAAGTGGTATATTCCATTTCTGAGCTAGTCTAACATCTTCTTTAGATAGTTTGACTTTACTAGAACTGGATGGAGACAAACGTGAAGCCCCCGATACTACTTGAGCAGGTGTTGACGTACTTTCCTGCACACGTTCTTCAGTTTCTCCCACACTAGGAGAGAAAGCTTTTTTAATCCTGTTATCAATTTCCTGATAAAATTCTTCATCCCTTGGATCATATCCTTCTCCTTTTAATTCTGCATCTATTGCTAAAGCAGCAGCAGTTTTAATATTGTCCTGTCCAAACCAAGGATTCTTAGATGCCCATTCTTCTGCTCTAGGATCTGAAGGAGGCTGCTCATAACCAGCAGATAAAGGTTTTGGTACATACTCTGGTATTTCTTCTTCTTCTGAAAAAGTTAGTTTAGCACTTGCTACAGTCTTTAAATCATTTTGTGCTTCATTAAGCATCTCTTGTGCTTTTAAAACTCTTTCTTTATCTCCTTCTTCAAAAGCTTCCATATAGACAGATCTGGCAAGCTCTAGTTTATCAGTTAATTGTTTCTCAGAAGCATCAAGATTTAACTTATTTACTTGACTAACTTCCTTATCTTTTGTTCTGAGGGTAGTTGTTAATTCCTCATTTTTTTGGATGAGAGCATTAATTTGATCTTCTTTATCTTTTCTTTGTCGAATAAGTTGTCTTATTCTTTTTTCAGCCCCCTTTGTTTCTATACCATCTAACTCTGGTGGCTTCTCTTCTACTTGAGTTTCAGCTACTTCTTCACTCTCAACTTCAAACCCAACTTCTTTCTGCTCTTCATTCGGGACTTCTACTTCGTCCCATTCTTCTTTCTGTTCACTCATTTTAACCTCCGTTGTTTACGAGTTCAACGATTTAACGTATAAGATATTATACCATAAAATTAACTATTTCCCAAATTAAGCTGACCCTTTAGTTAAATTAAATGTTGGGTCAAGATCTTTTGGATCTCCTACTTTCATAGTAATTTGATCATCAAAGAGTAAAATAAATCTTACTCCCTTATATAATAGTTTAGTTCCTGTATGTTTACCGTAACATACATAATCTCCTACATTACACCATGCTCCAGCAGGAAACTTATCTTTATCCATATAAGCTAGATCACCAAGAACTATTACTTTACCTACCGTTGTAAGATACGACATATCTTCCTTGGTTGAATCTGGTAGAAGAATACCACCTTTAGTTTGGCTTTTAACAGATACTGGACGTACCAAGACATGAAATCCCGGTAGTTCAGGTAATACTTCTGGATCTTCTACTTCCTCTGGATCTGTAATCCATAGATCATTTTTGACGGATTTTCCCATTTGTACTTGTTGCATTAGTCTTCATCTTCTCCATATGTTCGTTTTTTAATGATATTAGTTATATTTGTTCTAGCCCAATCAAGACTTTGTATTGATCCTACAATCTGTCTATAGTGAGCATAATCTTCAGCAGTTCCATTACCTAGAGTAATTCTTAATTGTTGAATTTCATCTCCAAGTTCTTTTACTACTTCATCCCAGATATCCATCTGGAATTAAGATCCTTTCTTAGAATCTGGAAGTTTGTATTCACCATAATCCCATTCATTAAGATCGGCTGTCATTTCCCATTTACCAATACAATCACTTTTGAAAGGATCTCCAAAAGATTTTGAACTATCTTTAACATGGGAAGGATAGCCTTTACCCTTCTTCATTTCTGCCATTTTTAGTCTCCTCTTTAGATTTTTCTATTGCTAGTTTTACCAAGGCTTCTAAACCTTTCATATCAAGATCCGATTGATCTTTATTTAAATTTTCTACTAGATCTTTCATAAGTCTTTGTTGAGCTACTTCTAGATCTATAGATTTTAATTCTATCTTAGCTTCTATATCTTTATCTATCTTTTCTCTTTTAATGTTATCAGATGATCCAGCTTTCAACATATCTATTATCTGATCATTCTCGTTAAGCTCAAGTTGTTTGTTTTTAATTTCCATCTCAGCAGCTTGAACCATAGTATCAGATTCTAGTTTTTGTTTCTGTAGTTCTACCTTGGCTTGTTCAAGAGCTACAAGCTGTTGTTCTGGAGATTGTGCTTGACCTAAAGCTTTATTAGCATTCATTACTTGTTCAGAAGCTTTAGCCATAACCATATCTATTACAGCAGGATCTTTTTGATTTTCTGCTGGCATTTGTTCTATGATACTTTCAGCTACTCCTGTCATTTGTTCTTGATATTTCATAACAGAGTGTTCTTGTATATTAGCCTCAAGTATAGGACGTATTCTCTGCATAACAGGATTGGCCCCATTCATAGGATCTTGCAGGTATGCCATCTTAACTTTCATATGAGCATCATGATCTTGACCCGGAAAGGCTGCTATAGGTATTCCCTTTGTAACAGCCATTATATCAGAAACTGGATCAAGAGCTTGTGGTTCTATCTTAGGAGGAAGTATCTCTTCAAGGTTTGGCATATTGGCAGCATTAAGTATTGTTCTATTTAATGCTTCAATATTAAACATACCCGGAGGAGATTGCTGTGCCATTTGCAGAGCCATATTAGCCATCATCATACGGTGGGCATTACTTGGTATATTAGGATCTGATACTGGAACAATATCTATACGTCCATCAAAATCCTTTTTAAATATACTACGATCTTCAAATGGAACATCGTATGGATATTCATTAGGAAGATAATCATAATCTATCTTGGCTAATATTCTAAGTTCATCTTTTTGTGACTTATGTATTCGTTTATGTATAGCTGTAAAGAACTTACTACTAGCTTCTAGTAAAGCCATAGTTGTTCCTACAGGTCCATAGGAGGCAGCATCAGAGACAATCTGCTCTGTGCTGTCTGCAAACCTCTGACCAGCAGAGGATACAAATTGTAGCATTTGAAATAGAGTTGAGGAAGGCTCTTTGTAGGGGAGGGGAATAATAGCCTTTGCAAGATCTACTCCAGTTGCTTCAACCTCCTTGAACTCACCGGGGGATATAGGTTCGTTATCACCAACCATCCTTAGTCCCTTGGCTTTAAAACCTCCCGGTAAATTAGCAAACTGTCCTGCATCTATAAGGGATCTCATTGCAGCAGTTGCACTCATTGTAAGATTACCAAGGAAGTGTATAAGTCCTAGTCCGTAGAAACCAAAGCCGGGTACAAACCTGTAGTGGACAAAATGACTTCTCTTTTCTACATTAGGATCATTTTGTTCATAGTTTCTACGAATACTTAGTACTGTTCTACTTTGTTCTTCTACTGTTACGATATATGGAAGAGATTGGTCATGCCCTTCTATATCTAAATAACAGTGTTGTTCTAATAATATATATTGAGGATCTTTATCTGAACTAGGAGAAAGACCTAGTATAGTATCCATCTTTTCTGTAAAGGATGTTAAATTAGTTTGATTAGGTTCAGGTAAATCTATATCTTTATAAACTCCTGCTCTTATATCTCTTTCTAATTCTATAGGACTTTTATATATAACATGTGTATATCTATCTGCATTTCTAAGATCAGTAGCAAAGTAAGACACATAGAATTGATCTATAGGTATGAACTCTGATACAGGACGTTTAAAAGTAGAGTTATAGTATATCTTTTTGAATGCTGATCCTATTAGAGGGAGATGAAACAACATTCTTTCAAACTCATCAAAGTATTCTGGCATCTGCTCAGTTACCTGATAGTTCATAAAGTTCTGTACTCTATTAGCTTGTAACTGTTTATCAGGAGTTACCTTACCAAGTATATTCGCTTTTACGGGGCCACTACTCGGAAATAATTCTTGTGAAGCTTTCGATTGAAACTTTACGGCTGACTCAATAAGAAGTGGGTGTACGGCTGTACATGCCCCTTCAAAAGGTTCTG